TGGTCAAACAATACCCGCAATCCTTCATAACTAAAATTGTTTTTGTAACTGTCGCGCGACTGAAAAGCATCTCTGAAATCAAACCAGTTTACCGTTGTCTTCATTGCATCACTCCTTTTAATTAATTAATTTGTTACCGCGAGACAATATTAATTTATTACAAGGTTTTCCAATACAATAAAATCATTAATAACGCCTAAGTAATTTACTTAGCAATGACTAATGATTTTACTTAGTTGCATAAATACAACACTTCCAGGAGACTGTCTCGTTTATACAACAACTCTATAGGCTCCCTGACAGGCTCACACTCCCTTAGATTTATGAGCCACTGGTGTCTCTTTTTTACAACACTGTCTCATTTATACAACATGTAGCCGGGATACAACAAAGTGTCTCATTTATACAACACTGTCTCATTTTTACAACATAGCCAGGAAACTGTCTCATTTATACAACATGGGGGGAGGGTTGTTTAGTTTTGCTAATTTAATCTAATTACCTTAACAGACACAAAAAAAGAAGAAATGGGCATAATATTGCATAAATTATGTAATAATTGGACAGTAAAAAGACATTTAGAATCATGGGATTGCAGTGGTTATTAAATAATGTCCATTTAGAGCTAAATAAAGCAGAGTACTTATAAAATAAAACGCTTGACAAATTGTTAAAAATGTGATACACTCCTCTACTATAGAGATCAAAGAGAAAACTACTTAAAACCCCCATTACTACTCCCGTCTTAAACTCTATAGTTATTGAGATAGTAATTAATTAAGTTAAATAGTGCTGAAAGGATAAACATGCCAAATAAAAAAATGACAGGTCTAGGTCAAGTGTCTAAAAAAGAACTAGAGATGTTAAAAAAAGCTAAACCTAAAATAGCTCGTAAACCTAAGACAAATAAAGGTTTGGGTCAAATATCCGCACAAGAAATGAAAATGATAAGAAAATATAGAATGGACATGAACAAAAAACCATAAGTAAAAAGGATAAACATTTTGTCCCTTGAAGACCCTAAGCCTGTAAAAAGAGGGCGCGGTAGACCTAGAAAGACTGAAGTTGAAGCAAAAAAGAAAAGAAACAGTGTTGGTAGACCTCCAGGTGAGGCTGCGAGGATCAAAGAGTTTCATGCAAGGCTGTTAGCCACAAGCGGTGAGACGGTAATTAATACTATCATTAGTAAAGCACTTAATGATGATGATAAAGATCAAGTAGCATGTTTAAAGATGTGTATTGATCGTGTGCTACCAATGTCCTACTTTGAAAAAGGTAAGGATGCAGGTAGAGGTAGTGTTAATATACAAATATCAATGGTTGGTGATAAGAAAGCTGAAGTAATAGAAGAGCCACAAGATATTGAATACGAGACTGTAGATGTCAGACCTGAAGATTAGTTTACTACCCTGGCAACAGGAGGTCTGGACTGATCCCTCTAGATTTAAAGTCATAGCTGCAGGTCGTAGGACAGGTAAGAGCAGGTTAGCTGCGTGGAGACTCATAGTGTCTGCGTTAGAAGCTGATAAGGGTCATGTCTGGTACGTAGCCCCCACTCAGCAACAGGCTAGGGACATTATGTGGCAACAGTTACTGGAGTTAGGTAATCCGGTCATAGCAAATAGCCATGTAAACAACATGCAGTTAACATTGATTAATGGTTCTATGATTTCTTTGAAGGGAGCAGATAGACCAGAGACAATGCGTGGTGTAGCTTTAAAGTTTGTTGTACTCGATGAGTATGCAGATATTAAACCTACAGTGTTTGAACAGATTCTTAGACCAGCGTTAGCTGACTTGAAGGGTCATTGTATATTTATAGGTACACCGAAGGGACGTAACCACTTCTATGACATCTACAAGATGGGTAAGAAGAACACTAAAGACTGGAAGTCGTGGCACTTTACTAGCTTTGACAATCCACTCTTAGATAAGGAAGAAATTGAAGTAGCTAAAGACACTATGTCTACGTTTGCATTCAGACAGGAGTTCATGGCTAACTTTGAAGCACCACAGTCAGAGATATTTAAAGAAGACTGGGTGTTAATAAGAGACAAAGATGATGAACCTGAGCATGGTACTTACTACATGGCTGTTGACTTGGCAGGTTTTGAAAGTGTATCTAAGCAAGCTAGTAACAAGAAGAAGTACCTAGACCAAACGTCTATAGCTATTGTCAAGGTAGGTGATGACAACAAGTGGTGGGTAGATAAGGTTGATGCAGGAAGGTGGGATATTAAAGAAGTATGCGAGAGAATCCTAAATCATGCCCAATTATACGACATTCAAGTAATTGGAATAGAAAAAGGTTCTTTAATGAGAGCAGTGCTACCTTATCTAACAGAGATGATGTTAAAGCAAGGTGTGTATCCCAGAATAGAAGAAGTAGCACTAGGCAATAAAAGTAAAGTAGACAGAGTTGTGGGTGCTTTGCAGGGCAGGTTTGAACACAAGCAGGTAGAACTCTGTGATGGAGACTGGGTAAGAGAGTTTAAAGACGAGTTATTAAACTTTCCTACTACTGGTGTGCATGATGACATGGTTGACTCAGTGAGTTTAATTGCTCACATAGCTAATGCAGCAGTATACTTTGAAGATGATTACGATGACGATTACGAACCTAGAAAAATTTAAACCAGGAAAATAATATGGCTGAACAGTATAGTATGGACACAGAATTCACTACCGAGGAAGAAGAAGTAGTCACTCAAAGTGATAAGGAGTTAGTAGCTTTCGTGGTTGACCACTGTGACAAGTGGAGAGAATGGAGAGATACTAATTATGAAACCAAGTGGGATGAATATGAAAGGATATATTATGGTGTATGGGCTGCAGAAGATCGTACAAGGGACAGTGAGCGTAGTAAAATTATTAGTCCTGCCACCCGCCAAGCTGTTGATAACAGGGTTGCGGAAACTATGGAAGGCTTTGCTGGATCCGGAAAACTGTTTGAAGTAACAGATGACGGTTTAGATCAGGAAAGAACTGATGTTGAAATAATGCAAGCTCTTCTGTTAGAAGACACGCATAACAACGCATACATTAATAATGTATCATCTATTGTTAAATTAGCCGAAGTCTACGGCACAGGTATTGGAGAAGTTTTAGTTAAGACTGAAATGGAACGTGTACCTACAACACAGCAAATGCCTGGAGAACAAGGTATGGCTGCTGTTGGTGTTACCGAGCAAGAAAAGGTTGTAGTAAAAGTCAAGCCTGTTAATCCTAGAAACTTACTGATTGATCCTAATGCTGACGCTATTGATGACTCAATGGGTGTAGCAGTAGAAGAATACGTCAGTATGTATCAGATTGTTCAGGGCATGGAGTCAGGTGTTTATCGTAAGGCAGATGTACAAACAACTTACGATGATGATGATCTTGATCCTAGCCACATTGAAACAACTGACTATCAGGACGATAAGGTTAAAATTATTCGTTACTATGGTCTTGTACCTTCTGAGTATTTAGATGAAATAGAAAACGAGGGTGATGAAGTAGTAGAACTGTTCCCAGAAAACTCTGAAGAAGCTCGACTATCTGGGTTAGTAGAAGCAATTATTATCATCGCTAATGACGGCACGTTACTAAAAGCAGAACGTAGTCCGTATATGATGGAAGACAGACCTATTATTGCATATAGACCTGAGGTACGTCCAGGACGCTTCTATGGGGTTGGAACGGTTGAGAAGGGGTACAATATGCAAAAGGCTATTGATGCCCAGCTACGCTCTCATATGGACTCTTTGGCGTTAACTACTGCGCCTATGATGGGTATTGATGCAACACGATTACCAAGAGGTATGAAGTTTGAGGTTAGACCTGGTAAAAACATTCTAACTAATGGCAATCCTGCAGAAATCTTACAACCGTTTAAGTTCGGAAGTACGGATGCTTCTAACTATGAAACAGCAAAAGGTTTTGAAGCAATGCTGCTACAAGCAACAGGCACACTAGACTCGGCAGAGTTGGTCAAGAGTGCAGCAGGAGGAGGAGGACAGAATAACGGTATGGGTATGTCGTTAGCTATGTCTGCTATTGTCAAGAAGAATAGAGTGGCAATGGCATCGTTTCAGGATGACTTCATCATACCAATGGTCAAGAAGGTTGCGTATCGTTATATGCAGTTTGATCCTGACCGTTACCCAATGCAAGACTTTAAGTTTACTACGTTGTCTTCTATTGGTGCTATCGCTAAAGAACACGAACAGCAACAGCTTATTGGTTTGATGCAAACGCTTGGACCTAACTCACCTATTGTTCCTGTGTTGTTAAGAAGCATTATTGGAACATCTAGTTTGTTAAATAAAGAAGAACTAATGAT